AGCCGACACACAAATAACACGGCCTCCACCTCTTAGTTGCTTGCAACTAACGCGGGGGTTTTTTATTGCGTGAAAGGAAAAATGGCAGAGATTAATCAGGTAGCAGAGACAGTAGCAGCAACAGCAGCTAAAGCCTCAGCAACAGCATACACAACAGGAGGTAGTGCAGCTTTGTTTGGTTTTTTAGCTCAAGTTGATTGGATGCAGGCTGTGGGTGCCACAACTCTACTTGGAACCTTTCTCGTTAATTGGTATTACAAGCACAAGCATTACAAGCTTGAAGTAAAGAAAAGCGAACAACCTTAGAGGTTAAGATAATGGCAGATTATGACTCAATAGATATATCAGGTGGTGATATTCAGTGTTTTAGGCCGGGCGCAAGCGTAGCAGCTACCACATCACTTAATTTGTCTAATGTGGCGGTTTTTATGTTGGGTACAGCAGCAAGTATTAACTATGATACTGATGATTTTTCAGACCCTTTCCCGCTTCCAGCTGGCATGGCTATTAGACCACCTAAAGATGCTAGCACCTTAACAATTAGCCCGGCATCTACTGTGGCTTATATGCGTAAAGAGAAGAAGTAAACAATAATGGCGGGAAGACCAGTTAAGTACAATACTCCTGACCAGATGCAGGAGGTTATTGATAAGTATTTTAATGACTGCAAGTTAAATCGTATTGGTTTAGCTATGGAGCCGCCAACCTATCCAGAAAATACTATTACTGACGATTCAAACCCGACCGTAAGCGGTCTGGCTTATGTGCTTGGTATGTCACGTCAAGCGCTCATAGATTATGAGAAAAAAGATGAGTTTCTTGACACGATAAAAGAAGCTAAAGCAAGAATAGAATCACACCTAGAGCAAAGGCTGTTTATGCCATCGCCTACAGGTGTTATTTTCAACTTGAAGAATAACTACGGTTGGCGTGATAAGAGTGAGGTTGATTTAGAGTCGCCAAGCGGTTCAATGTCGCCGAAAAGCTTAGATGCTTCACAGCTCTCAACAGAGGCATTGCAAGAAATTCTAAAAGCAAAAGATGCAACTAACCAATGAGGACTTGCTTAATGTTGAGCGTGAACTGTGTTCTCGTTCGCTTGCTGAGTTTGCAAAAAGAGCATGGCCTGTATTAGAGCCATCAGCAAAGCTTAAGTGGGGTTGGGCGCTAGATGCCATTTGTCAACACCTAGAAGCGGTAACAGATGGCCGCATTAAGCGCTTATTGATGAATGTGCCACCGGGCAGCATGAAAAGTCTGTTAGTTGGTGTTATATGGCCTGCTTGGGAATGGGGGGCGGCAGGAAAGCCCGGTAATAGATTTGTAGGAACGGCACACGAAGAAACACTAGCGATTCGTGATAGTAGAAAGTGCCGTGATTTAATCAAGTCAGAATGGTATCAACAGTTATGGCCTCTAGAGCTTGATAGCTCGTTAGATGGTAAGCGTGAGTTTGGTAATACGCATAAAGGCGTAAGACAGGCTAGAGCGTTTACATCAATGACAGGTGTGCGTGGTGATAGGGTTATTCTTGATGATCCAATCAGTGCCGATAACGCGAACAGTGAAGCAAAGCTTGAAGCAGCAAAGATAGCCTTTACTGAAACATTGCCTACACGTATCAACTCTGACGAGTCTGCAATTATCGTTATCATGCAGCGCTTAAACGAAAAAGATACATCAGGCGTTATCTTGGATATGGGCTTGCCTTATGTGCATTTGTATATCCCTATGCGCTTTGACTCATCAAGGCCATGTAAAACCTCAATAGGATGGGAAGATCCCCGCACTAAAGACGGCGAACTTATGTTCCCTGAACGCTTTGGTGAGGAGCAGGTCGCTGAGCTAGAAAAAACACTAGGCAGTTATGGCGCAGCAGGCCAATTACAGCAAGCGCCAGCACCTAGAGGCGGCGGCATCATTAAGACCGCCTGGTATAACTATTACACGCAATTACCACAATTAGACTTCACAGAGGTTTTCGCTGATACAGCAATGAAAACCAAAGAAGAAAATGATTATAGCGTTCTTGAGTTATGGGGCAGGACAACAACAGGTCAGGCCGTTTTAATTGATTTGTTACGCGGTAAGTGGGAAGCGCCAGAGCTATTAACAATGGCTCGTTCATTCTGGCTTAAGCATTTAAACAGCAAGCATTCACCACGCGCTTTTAATGTTGAAGATAAAGCAAGTGGCACAGGTTTAATCCAGACCTTAAGGCGTGAAGGTGTGCCAATTGTTGCGATTCAACGAGATAAAGACAAGGTAACGCGAGGACATGGCGCTGCACCGTTTATCGAGTCGGGCAATGTATTACTTCCAGAATTAGCGCCTTGGCTATCTGATTTTTTAAGTGAGTCAGAGAAGTTTCCAAGCGGTAGTCATGACGACCAGTTAGATCCAATGTTTGATGCAATAGAGCGAGTGCAGACAGCACCAGCCAAGAAAATTAAAAAACCTATTTCAGTGCCTAGGAAAAAGAGAATATAACCGTGGAAGAGTCAGAAGAATTACGTAAAAAGCTTGAAAGCGATCTGCGTGATTTACAGAAAGACGCGGATGTTATGTCTGAGCAGCGCGAGAAAGCCAACTCAGATATGCGCTTTATAAATGTTGATGGCGCACACTGGGATGATTTTCTAGGTGATGATTTTGAGAATAGAGCAAAACTAGAATTTGACTTAATTTCAACTCATAAAAATAAGTTTGTGGGTGAATGGCTAAATAACTATGTGGGCGTCGAGTACAAACCTGATGGTGATGATACAACAGATGATGATGCTGAGTTTTTAGGTAACTTAAGAAGATCGGACTACAGGGATAACTCAGGGGAGATATCAATAGTTAATGCTATTGATGAAATGGCTACTTGTGGTTTTGGCGCTTATGGAATTAGCCCTAGATTTGTTCACGATGATGACCCTGAGCAAGACCACCAAGATATTGAGTGGAGGCCTATCTACGGAGCTTATAACTCCATTTTCTTCGATAGATCATCAAAGAGAATTGATAAAAAAGATGCTCGATGGGTAACTGAGATTACAGGTTATACAAAAGAGGCTTTTGAAGAGGAGTTTCCGGGTTTAGATCCTGTATCTGCATACACAATGAACTCTGATGTATGGAGTGTTTACTCAGGAGAGCTTAGCGAAATATACGTAGCAACACGCTATGAAATAGAAGAAAAGAAAGCAAAGGTTTTCGTTTATAACAACTTGGCTACAGGCAAGGTTGAAGTTTTCGCTAATGATGATCATGAGGATATTAAAGACGAGCTAGCAGAAGACAATAAGTACAGGTTCGTAAGAGAACGCATGGTTATGCGCACCCGGGTATTGATGTCGAGATTTACTGGTAAGCAGTATATTGAAAAAGCCAGACCTATTGCTGGTAAACGATTACCAATTATCCCTCTATACGCCTATCGAGTAATCATTGACAATGAAGAGCATTACTTCGGTCTGGTAAGAAAATTAAAAGATCCAAACCGTGTGTTTGATGTTCAGGCTTCACAGGTACTTGAAAACTCAACCTCAGACGGGCAAGAAGTGCCAATCTTCGAGCGTGAGCAAATGGAAAGTCAAGAGGTTCGCAACCTTTGGGCCGACAAGAATAATGTACCGTTCCTGTTGGTTGATGCAATAAAGGATAGTAACGGGAACATCATATCAGCTGGGCCTATTGGGTTCAGCAAACCACCCATGCTTAATCAAAATGCAGCCGCCTTACTTGACTTAATGCCTAACTTCATTAGAGAGGTGACAGGTGGAGCACCACAGGACACATTAGACCCTGACGCATCAGGCAAGGCCATAAACGCAATAATTAAACAGGTAAACCTAAACACCACACCTATCAATAAAAACATTGAAATAGCGCTTACACTTGATGGTGAAGTGTATCAATATCAAGCAAGTGACGTATATAAACAAAAAAGACTGAAACGAACCTTATCAAAAGATGGCACAGAAGGCAGCGAAACACTTCATAAAATCATAGCCGACAAAGAGACTGGTCGATTAATAGAAGCCAATACAATTTATGGGAAGCGTTTCAAGGCTTATCCCGATGTAGGGCCTCAGTACCAGACAGAGCGAGAGCGAACCGTTGAAGTCCTCAAAGAAATGATGCCAAGCTTCGCGAGTATCGACGATCCAGACGTTAAAAGCTTCATACCTGTAATGCTATCTACGATTGTAGATAATATTTCCGGCGTTGGATTAGATCCAATCAAGAAACACAATAGACAGCTAATGCTTAAACAAGGCTTAGCTAAACCTGAAACGGACGAAGAAAAAGCATACGTCCAGAAAATGATGCAGCCAAAAGATGATCCAAACCAAAAGCTAATGGAAGCAGCAGCACAGCAGCAGATAGCAGAAGCTAAGAACCTACAAGCCGCGACTATCGACAAGATAGCACGCGCGAAGAAAAAAGAAGCCGAAACGCAAGAAATCTACAGCGAATTAGGCATTAATCAACTTAATCAATTATTAAACTCAAGAAAGCAAATCTTGAGGCAATAAGTCACTGCGACTCTAAGCAGGGCCGTCAGGCACACTCTAAAAACCATTACAGAGGAAAAACCATGGGTATTGATGCGGAAAACGATCAAGGCGAAGTTTTGCCTGAAGAAAATCACGAAGAGCTAGAAGTTGAAGTCAGTCGAGAGGCTGTTGAGAGTGACAGAGATAGTGAGAAGGAACAGGAAGAGCAAGCCGAAAATCAAGAGGTAACGCAACCTCAAATAACGCAAGAACAGCTTAATAGCGTTATCCAAAGAAAGACTAGAAAGGCAAAGCAGCAAGTAGAGCAGTCAGAAAGCAAAAACGCACTACTTGAAGAGAAGGTGAAACTGTTAGAGCTTAGCTTAGAGCAGGAGCGTGGGAATAAAAAAAGTGCGGAGCCAAACCCTGATAATTATGAAGGCGGGGAGTGGGATGAAAAATACAAACAGGATGTTAATAAGTATCAGCATGAGCAGTTAAAGAAAACCGTTCTAGAGACTGTTAGAAGCGAACAGAACGCAATCGAAAGAGAGCGAGTTGAGCGTGAAAAACAAGATCAAATAAGACTCAAGCAAGAGATGCACTACAGAAAAGCATTAGAGCTAGGAAATGACGATTATGTGCAAAACGAAGACCGGGCGATTGATGTACTTGGTGAGGATGCAGTAAATCATATTATCCAAAACTACGATGATTCTCATGTGCTTCTTAATTACTTAGGTCACCCAGCGAATGCAAGTAAAGCAAGTTCTATATCTAGTCTTGTCAAGGGTAATGCCATTAAAGCTATCGATGCGATAACGAGGCTTTCGGTAGAGCTATCGGTTAAGCCGGAAGTGAAAGAGTCCGCACCAAATCCAGTTGACCCCTTAAAAGGGGGTAATGCGGGCGAGCAAATGCCGGCTTGGATGAAAGGTGCGAAATTTGAATAAGAGGAATACTCATGGCAAATAATCTAGAAAGTAATATCACGCTTAAACTAGCGAAAAAGTTCACGGAAAAAGTGGAAAGTACCCGTGTTTTATCTAAAAACGTAAATACACAGTTTTTGAATAATGCCTTTAATGCTTCAACTGGTGATGAAGTCGGCATGAAGCGACCAACGGACTTTAAAACAATCCGTACAACAGATGGTGATGTGACAGCGGAAACAGCATCTCCAATCATTGTAGGTCAAGCCAAAGGCAAAGTGCAGGATTATATAACTGTATTTGTTGAATATGATGAGATTGAAGAGGCGCTTAAATTAGATCAGTTGGATGAGCTTCTGGCGCCAGCGGCAACGCGAATGGTGACAGATTTAGAGCTTGATTACGCAAGCTTTATGATGAAAAACAGCGCACTTAAAGCTGGTAACGTTGGCAGTCCGGTTGCTGCATGGTCTGATGTGGCTGAGGCGTCAGCTGTTATGGCTGCTCATGGTGTACCAGCGGGCGATTGGATGTACACTGTTAACCCCTTCACTCAAACTAAACTGGCTGACAATCAGCGAGGCTTAGGCTCAAGCAATGAGTTGATTTCGCAGGCTCATAGAGCTGCGATTATTAGTGATAACTATGCAGGCATGAAGGTTATGCAGGCAACAACACTATCAACCTATTCTACTGGTGCGGGAGCGGATAGAGCGGGCACTTTAGCTGTAAGCCCTACAGTCACGTATGCGGCCCATAAGGATTCAATGGTACAGTCATTAGTGGTAACTGGTTTTAATGCTAATTTAGTAGTAAAAGCGGGTGAAACAGTCACAATTGCTGGTCGAAAACGTTTAAATCTATCTACCCGCAAACTGGTTATTAATGGTGATGGCAATGAAATTTTGTACTCTGGCGTTGTTACGGAAGATGTGACGCTTGACGGGTCTGGCGCCGGTACATTGCTTGTTTCTGGCCCAGCTATCTATGAGGCTGACGGTGCATACAATACAGTTGATAGTGCGCCAACATCAGGTGATGTTGTAACACTTGGCGGCGCTGCAAGCTCCATCTACCAGCCTAACCTATTCTGGCATAAGAATGCGTTTTCAATTGGCTCTGTACCTATTAAGAAACTCCATTCAACAGATACCTTGGCGAAGACAGCAGATGGTTTGCAAATTCGTGTATCTAAGGGATCGGATTTCAAAGGAAATAGCCAAATGGTTAGGTTTGACCTACACCCTGCGTTTGGCGTGATGAACCCATTCTTTGCCGGTCAAGGCTTCGGGGTATAACAAAAGGGGCTTCGGCCCCTTTATTTTAGAGGTTAGTTATGGCGATTTTTATTAAGAAAAACGGTCAAGAGATTGAAACTAATGATCTTGATGAAACATTAAAGGCAGCTGTTCGTCTTGGATGGAAGTTAAAGGATACTTCTACAGAAACAGAAACAGAAACAGAAACAGAAACAGAAACAGAAACGCCGTTTAACATTGATACAGCCGATTTAGACCAATTAAAAGCCAAAGCAAAAGAGCTAGGCTTAACGATGGCTCATAACATTGGTGAAGAGTCTGCGCGCAGCAAGGTTAAAGAAGCACTGAAATGAGTTCAGGCACAGAGATTATACAAAATGCATTCCAACACTTAGGGGTGCATTCTGTTATTGCGCCAGCCGGTGCAGAGTCAATATCCATCGGCAAAGACACACTTAATAGCATGATTGCTTCATGGCTGGCTATCGGTCTTGATTTAGGTTGCAACGAACTGAATAAGCCCGGTGATGAATTGGCTGAGCCACTCAGCGCCAAAAACTGCATAGAGTTAAACCTAGCTATCATGCTGGCGCCTTCGTTCAAAAAAGAAGTAGGGCGCACACTAAATTCAAATGCAGTAAAAACATTAAAAGAAATTAAAAAGCAGTATCAATCCATTACCGTTCCGAAAAAGAAAGTATCGTCAACTATGCCGCTAGGTGCAGGCAATAGACGAGGCTATTTTCATCGTAACTTTGCTGGCAATGACAACGAGCTAGATTAATGAGAGTTGATATTCCGTTAGGGCTGGTTGGTACTGAAAATCTACCAAAAACAAAGCGATTACTTAAAAACTGCTTTAACAATGGCCAAGGTAGAGCCATCGCAAGACCGGGTATAGAACTAATCAATGATACAAATAAAGTATCAAGAGGAAGCTTTGTTTGGAACGACAGCCTTTATCATGTCTTATCTCAAGAACTGGTAAAAGTCACAGATACCCAAACAGGCGAATATACCGTTATCGGCACGATTAACGGATCCTACCCTGTTACGTGTGCAATTGGTTTTAACCACGCTGTCTTGGTTGAGAAAGGTGGCGAGTCCTACACGCTCGATAAAAGCGACACACTTACAAACACAAGCGGTAATACTAACTTTGTGCCATTTGTCGGTGTAACACATATAAACGGTCGCTTTGTGTATGTACCGGCTGATGGTGAACCTGCATTAGTATCTGACGTGGGTGATGGCTCAACTATTCAAGCATTAAGTTATTTTGACGCAGAAGAGTTACCCGATAAGAATAACGGCTGCTTTAACTTAAGCAATACATTATTTATCACTGGTACAGACTCAATAGAGCTGTTCCGTGATGCAGGTTTAACGCCTAATCCTTTTCAGCGTGTCACAGGCGCACGAATACAAAACGGCTATATTGGCGGCTTGCTGGAATATAACGGCACATTTCTATTTGTAGGTCGTGAAAAGGACCACGATTATGGTATCTATGCCATAGGTCAAGGCCAAGCACCTAAAATATCAAATGAAACTATAGATTTAATCCTGTCTACCTACACACAACAAGAACTAAGCGAAACAGTCTCAAGCCGCTTCAAATGGCGCGGCTATGACTTAGCTGTATTTACGCTAAGAAGACATTGCCTAGGCTTTTACGGTGGCAACTGGTTCGTATTAAGCACTTTGATTGATGGCGATGAGCGCACATGGGGCGCGGGTTATGTCACGCATTTTAACGGTGACTATTACACCTCACGTAATGGCATCTTAGGCAAGCTTTCCACGGTAAATACTGATTATGGTAAGCCCATTCCGTTTGTGATTGAGTTTGCGTTAGAGCAAGAAAGAAATAATCAAAACGATGGCTATTTTGAGATTGATAGCGTTGAGCTAGGCATATCTCAGGGCTTTAGTGATAAAGGCTCAGTCGGCTTGCAATTATCAAAAGATGGCGTGCTGTTCGGTGCAATTCTGTACCGCGAGACAGGCGCAGTTGGTGAGTATGATTCTCGCCTTAAATGGCAGTTGCCGGGCGGTTTAGGTCAATACGAAGGTTTTGCCATGCTGCGATTTTATTCAACTGAGGCTATCGATTTTTCCATTGATTATATAGACGTGGTGACTTCGTGATTACGACAAAACCAAGACATGGCGAAACGCTTATTGAAGGCGGTAAAGCAACACAGGCTTTGCAGCGATTTTTAGATGACTTATCGCTAACGCTAGGTCAATCAGTGCGCTTACCATCTTACACCGTCTCAAGCCTTCCAAAAGCCAATAAAAACACGGGCGGATTGGTGTTTGTGACTGATGAGGTAGGCGGCTCAGTAACGGCATTTAGCGATGGTCAGAATTGGCGAAGAACAACAGATAGAGGTGTTGTGTCGTGAAGCGTTGCTTTGATTATCGCGTTATTAAGCGTGCATTAGGCTATAACCCACCAATCACAAGAGAAATAATCTACTTAGAAGATGACGGCAATATATGGTCGTTTGAGTGTGTTGATAAGGTTTATAGGATTCATGCAAGCATGACCACAAAGAAAGGCAGGCTAGCAATTGAGTCAGCCAAGAGCGCGTTTAAATGGTTTTTTGATAACACAAATGAGCGCCGAGTTATCGCCAAAATATTAAAAACAAATAGACCGGCTTGCGTTATCGCTAGGGCGTGTATGCGCTTTACTCATGCAGATCAAAACCATCATTTTTATGAGGTAGCAAATGTTTAATTATCTAAGTCAAAAAAAAGAAGGTGGAGTTGTTGATTCTGTATTCGGCGGCGGTGATGCAGGCAGCTCAGGTGCGCAGCAAGTCGGCATTTATAACCAGCAAGCAATTGACGAATTAAAGCGCCAATATGATGAAACAGTAGCAAACCTAGCCCCGTTCTTAACGGCTGGCACCGATGCGCTAACAGGTGTCACGCAGGGAGCCAGTTTTAGTGGTCTTGGTGAGCGATTAAATGAGATTTTTAATAGCTCTTATTTTGATGGTTTAGTGAGTGAACGCACTAATGCGGTTAATAGTAATTTAGCAGCGTCAGGGTTAATGCGTTCAGGCACAGCAATTGAGCAGGCAGCGAATATCCCAACAGATTTAGCGCTGCAAATTGAGTCGTTAATCTCTGGGCGCGAAACAGGGTTGGCGAACACAGGTTTAAATGCAGCAGTAGGTATAGGTAATACAGGCAGTGCAACTGCAAGCGCGATTGCGAACTTACTTAACAATACTGGTCAAGCGTACCAGCAAGGCGCAGTCACGGACGCTCAATCAGATGCAGCGGGGACGCAGAATTTAATTAATACAGGCTTGGCGGTTGCGGGTTTGTTTTCAGATCCAAACTTAAAAGAAAACATCGAAGAA